ATCGTCGAGGGCGAGGACTTCGCTGAGGCGGCACGCGCGGCACGGATCAAGCCGGAGCGCGCGTTGAAGCTGCTGTCGCACCCTGACGTTCGCGCCCTCCTCGCCAAGGCGGCATGACACAACGGTCGAGTGGTACGTCACCACCACGGACAAGGCACTGCACGACCCCAACTCCAGCACTTCACGTTTGCGGGTCGGCGTTTCGTGCGACGCGTCCTCTCTGTCCACGGTCGCCCGCCGACCCGCATCTCTCATCCACATAACGCGTGACTATGCGAGACGAACGGCAGGAGCACGACGCGATGGCGTCACGCACCCACGGACAGAAGTACGGCACACGCCACCAGCAACTCAGACGCCGATGGGCACGCGCAGTAGCAGACGGCCACGTCGCCTGCTGGCGATGTGGCCTCCCAATAGATCCTTCCGACCCCTGGCATCTAGGACACGACGACAGAGACGACACCACGTACCGAGGACCAGAGCACGTTCGCTGCAACACAGCCACAGCCAGCCACCGTCCACCAAGACGCAGACCGATCGAACCGCATCCCGGCGACATCGCCTGACCTACCGGGTGGGGGATGACCCCCGACTCGCTCCACCGTAAGACCGTGGACTTAGCAGGAGCGGCCGTGTACGGGTTCTGAGGTTCCCGAGCCGGGGGCTGTTCGGTCTTCCACGCACGACCTCGCGAGCCCAGGCGGCTCGCTTTCGACTGAACCCAGGAGGTTCCGTCCATGCCTGGCCCGGTGCCTAAGCGATCCAGTGAGCGGCGTCGCCGCAATAAGGAGTCGGCGGTCGACACCGTGAGGGTGGAGGTCGGCGCGGTCGTCGAGATCCCGAAGCCGCACTCGACGTGGCATCCGATCGCGAAGCGGTGGTACCTGTCGCTGCCGGGCTCGGGGCAGTCGTCGTTCTACGAGCCGTCGGATTGGGCGCTCGCCGAGTACCTGGCTGAGGCGATGTCGCGGAACCTGAAGCAGGGGGCGCGGTTCTCCTCCGTGCTGTTTGCGTCCGTGATGAGCGGGATGAACGATCTGTTGACGAGCGAGGCTTCGCGGCGTCGTGTGCGGCTCGAGATCGAGCGCGGCGATGCTCCCGCGGAGTCGGCCGGCGTGACCGCGCTCGCCGACTACCGCAAGCGAGCCGGACTTGGCGGTTGAACTCGCTCCCGTCTCGACCGGCCCGACTTGGCGGCGCGACGAGGCCGGGGCGTGGATCCTGCCGGAGCGGACGCTCGGCTGGCAGGTGCTCGCCTGGACGGCCGACTACCTTCGGCAGCCGGACGGCCCTGACGCTGGCGGGCCGTGGAACTACACCGACGAGCAGATGCGTTTCGTCTTGCACTGGTACGCGGTCGACGAGCACGGCCGGTTCGTCTACCGCTACGGGATGCTCCGCCGCGTCAAGGGCTGGGGGAAAGACCCGGTCGGCGCGACCATCTGCGCTGTCGAGTTCGTCGGGCCGTGCCGGTTCAACGGCTGGGACGCGGACGGTCTCCCGGTCGCTATAGCGAACCCTGCGGCGTGGGTGCTCACGGCCGCAGTCTCACGAGATCAGACCCGGAACACAATGACCCTCTTCCCGGGGCTGTTCTCGGACGCGGCGATCAGCGACTACAAGATCGATCTCGGCAAGGAACTGATCTTCGCGCAGGGGGCGCGCAGGCTTGAGGCGGTTACGTCGTCGCCGCGCTCCCTGGAGGGGCCGCGCGCGACGTTCACGCTGAAGAACGAGACGCAGCACTGGCTGAAGAACAATGACGGGCACGCGATGGCGGAAGTCATCACGCGCAACGTCACGAAGTCGCGTGACGGTTCCGCGCGCGTGCTCGCGATCTCGAACGCGCACGAGCCCGGCGAAGACTCCGACGCCGAACACGACTGGGAGGCATGGCAGAAGGTCGAGCAGGGACGGTCGAAAGCGACCGGGATCCTGTACGACTCGCTCGAAGCGCCACCAGAGATTGAGCTCGCCGACGAGGAACAGCTCCGCGCCGGACTCCGGGCGGCCCGCGGCGACTCGGTCTGGCTCGACGAAGACCGCCACGTCGAAGAGATCCACGACCCGCGAAACAGCGTGTCGACGTCGCGCCGGTTCTACCTGAACCAGATCGTCGCCGCCGAAGACGCCTGGATCGCCCCATACGAATACGACCAGCTCGAGCAGCCCCGCACCGTCGAAGACGGCGAGGAGATCACGCTCGGGTTCGACCCGTCGAAGACCGACGACCACAGCGTCCTCCGCGGCTGCTGCGTCTCGGACGGCTACATGTTCACCGTCGGATTCTGGGATCCGGCCGACAATGGCGGCGAGATCCCGCGCGAACAGGTCGACGACACGGTCGCCGCAGCGTTCGCCCGGTACACGGTCGTCGGGTTCTTCTCCGACCTGCACCCGTTTGAGTCGTACGTCGACAAGTGGGCGGCCGAGTACGGGAAACAGTTGAAGGTGAAGGCGTCGCCGAAGCATCCGATCGCGTGGGACATGCGGGCGCACCTGAAAGAGACGACGATCGAGATTGAACGGCTCCACGACGAGATCGTGGAGAAGCGGTTTCACACTGACGGCGACCGGCGCGTCCGCGAGCACTACCACAATGCGCGCCGTAGGCCGAACAACTGGGGCGTCTCGGTCGGCAAGGAACACCGCGAATCGTCACGGAAGATCGACGCCGTCCCGGCGGACATGCTCGCACGTCTCGCGCGGCGGATGTTGAAGCCGCACCGGAAGCGTGGCGAAGCCAGGTTCTAGGAGGAGGCCAGAGTGCTCTCAGAGACAGACGCGGTCGACCAGGCCCGCCTCCTCAAACAGTTCCACACGTCGGAGCGGTTGCAGCTCGACACGATCCGCCGCTACTGGATGGGCGTCCAGCCGCTCCCGGCCGTGATCCCGTCGGCGGCGCCACGCGAGGTCCGCACGATGGCACGGATCGCCCGCGTCAACGCGTGCAGAATCGTCGTCGAATCGCTCGCCCAATCGCTGTTCGTCGACAACTTCCGGACCGCGAACTCCGATGAGGACGACGCTGTCTGGGAGGTGTGGCAGGCGAACAAGATGGATGCCCGCCAGTCCGGCCTCCACCGGGCCGCGCACGCGTTCGGCGCCTCCTACGCGATCGTGCTCCCCGGCGACCCCGTCCCCGTCATCCGTGCCGCATCCCCAAGACATCTGACCGCCGTCTACGGCGACGACCCCGACTGGCCCGAGTACGCGCTCGAATACATGGGCACCCGCGGCTGGCGCCTCTACGACGACACCGCCATCTACTTCCTCAAGGGAACAGGCGGCGCACGCGAGTTCACGCTCGAGGACACGAAGGAGCACAACGCAGGCGTCACGCCGATCGTCCGGTTCCTCGACGAGTACGACCTCGACGCAGACGACGATGTCACCGTCGACGCTCGCGCGTTTATGAACTATCAGCGGAAGCCGTTCCGCGGCCAGGTCGGCCCGCTCATGCCGCTGCAAGACCAGATCGACCTGACGACGTTCTCGCTGCTTGTCGCGCAGTGGTTCAACGGGTTCAAGCAGCGGTGGATCATCGGCTGGACCGCGAAAGACGAAGCGCAGCAGGCGAAGGCGATCGGGTCGCAACTGATGACATTCGACGCTCCGGCCGAGGGCGAAGACAGCATCAAGCTCGGCGAGTTCTCGCAGACCGACATGGCCGACTTCATCGAGGCGCGCGAAGCCACGCTGCGCCACGCCGCCACCCTCTCCCAGACCCCCGTCCACGAGTTGACGGGCACGCTCGTCAACCTGTCCGCCGACGCGATCGCCGCCGCCGAAAACGGCCACGAGCGCAAGGTGGATGAGCGGAAGACGCTGCTCGGCGAAGCGCACGAGCAGATGCTCCGACTCGCCGGAGACTTGGGCGGATTCGACGTTCCTGACGACGCCGAAGTCGTGTGGCGCGACACGTCCGCGCACGCGTTCGCCGCCATCGTCGACGGGCTCGGCAAGCTCGCCACCATGCTCAACATTCCGCCGCAAGAACTGTGGGAGCGGATCCCGGGCGTCACGAAGCAGGACATCGACCGTTGGAAGGTCGCGGCCCAGTCTGCCGACTCGCTCGGCATGTTGAAGCAGATCATCGACCGGCAGGCAACCCCGCCCGTACCACAGCCCGCACCAGCACCAGTTCCGGCGCCCGCGCCGATGGCGTAAATGGCTCACACCGGGCACGCGCTCACCGTCCAGCACCGGCAAGGCCAGCTCGCAATCCGCGCGCAGGCGCTCCGCGACTTCATGGCCGTCTGGCCCGTCTGGCAAGTAGCCCAAGACGAGACGTTCGACCGGCTCGTCCAGGTGACGCTCCCGCTCGTCCGCGCCTACCACAGCCTGAGCTCGACGCTCGCCGCCACCTACTACACCGCCATCCGTGGAGCAGCGAAAGCGCGCGGCACCGTAGCCCCCGTCCTCGCAGGCCAGGTAGACGAGGCGAAGGTCGCCGCGGGCATGTACGCGACCGGGCTGATCGCCGTCAGGCGTTCCGTCTACGCGGGCCGGACGCTCGAGCAGGCGTACGACACCGCGTTCGTCACCACGTCCGGCAGCGTCACCCGCCAGATCCTCATGGGCGGCCGGGAGACGATCCTCCAGTCGGTACGCGCCGACCGTTCCGCCTACGGGTGGGAACGCGTTACCGGCGGCGAGCCGTGCGACTTCTGCGCGATGCTCGCCGACCGCGGCGCCGTCTACAAGGCCGACACGGCCGACTTCGAGGCGCACGACCACTGCTCGTGTAGCGCCGAACCCGTCTTCAACTAGCCCGCGCCCCCGGCGCGCGGCCCCGTGCCTTCCCAGGCCGTCCCACACGCGGCCTGACCCGCTCTGCAAGCGAACCCAGGAGGTTCCAAATCATGGCCCAGGAGGCCAAGTTCCGCATGCCCGACGGCCTGGACGAACTCCGGGTCGCGCTCGAAGCCGAATGGCCCGCGCGGCAGGCCGCGCTCCGCGTATCGGGAGTGCCCCTCAGCGACGAGGCCGCCGACGCGGAAGCCGCGGCGAAGGCGAAGGCCGAAGCAGACGCGAAGGCGAAGGCCGACGCCGAGGCGGCAGCGAAGCCGCCATGGGGTGACGAGAAGGACTTCAACCCCGAGAAGGCGTGGAAGCTGATCCAGAATCTTCGCGGCGACAGCGACAAGTCCAAGGCCGAACGCGACTCGCTCGCGAAGAAGGTCAAGGAACACGAAGACGCATCGAAGACCGAGTCCGAGAAGGCGGCGGAGCGTGCGGCGCAGGCGGAGAAGACAGCCGCCACCGCAACCGTCGAAGCTGCCCGACTCCGAGTCGCCCTGAAGAAGGGACTCACCGAAGCGCAAGCGAAGCGGCTCATCGGCGACAGCGAGGAAGACCTCGCCAAGGACGCTGACGAACTGCTCGCCTCTTTCAAGTCCGAAGGCGACGAGACGTCGCACCGGACGACGCCGCGCGAGCGGCTACGGCCAGGCGCCGCTCCTTCCGCAGAGCTGGAGGAGAACGACCCCGCAAAGCTCGCGGCAAGCGTGCCGCGGCCGTAAATGAGGCTCGCCCGAGTGTGGGCCTCTGAGAAAGGAACCACCTGATGTCCACTTTCCTCAAGCCCACCGTCATCGTCTCGACGGCGCTCGGGCTCCTCGCCCGGGAGCTCACGCTCCCGCAGCTCGTCTGGCGTGACGCCGTCGGCGACTTCGCCGGAGCGTACAACGACACCATCTCGATCCGGCTGCCCGCCTACGTGGCCGCCCGCGCACGCACGCTGCGTGCAGGGACGACCCGCGTCCAGGACAGCCTGTTCGAGCGGAAGGTCGACCTGACGCTCGACACCGACGTCTACCTCGACATCCCGATCACGGACGAACAGCTCTCCCTCGACATCCGGGACTTCGGCGCACAGGTGCTGAACCCGATGATCGGCGGCATCACCCGCAAGCTCGAGGACGAGCTGACGTCGGTCATCACCGGCGCGTCGTACGTGAACGAGATCTCGTTCGTCACGTCGACCGACGACCCGTACAAGGACTGCATCCTGAAGGCGCGGGCGTACCTGAACAACGCGCACGTCCCGTTCGCAGGCCGCTCCCTCGTCGTCGGCTCCGACCTCGAGGCCGCGATCCTCGGGTCGGCGCAGTTCGCACGGACCGACCACATCGGCGCGTCGGCCGAGCAGGCTGTCCGTGAGGCGCAGATCGGCCGCGTCGCCGGCTTCGACGTGTACTCGTCCCCGGCGATTCCGTCCGACGAGGCGTACGCGTTCCACAAGACCGCGTACGTGATGTCGAACCGGGCCCCGGTCGTCCCGTCGGGTGCTCCGTGGGGCGCGTCCGACTCGTACCAGGGTCTGGCGCTCCGCACCGTCCGCGTGTTCGACGCCGACGCGGTCGCCGACCGCATCATCCTCGACTCCTGGATGGGAGCGAGCGCGGTGACGGACGACGGCCACTACGACGACGACCCGGACACGGGCGGCAAGTTCGTCCCGGTCACCGATCCGGCGTCCCCGGTCACGGGGCACACGGACGGCTGGGAGAACGACACGGCGAAGCTCGTCCGCGCCGTCAAGATCACCGTCACCTAAGACGCGGTGACCTCAGTCGCGTTCGTCTCTCCGGCGCACGGCCGGTTCGCGGTGACGGAGTTCGTGCTCGCACAGCGCGAACGCCTGATCCGTGAACTGGCCCGCCGGGGGACGGACGCGGTGTCCCTCATCGTCGCCTGCGACGGAAACCTCGACATCGCCAAGCGGTACGGCTCTCTCACGTTGGAGGCGCCGAATCTGCCGCTCGGCCGCAAATGCAACCTCGGCCTCCGCCACGCCGCCACGCTGGCCGACTACGTCGTGTGGGTCGGCTCCGACGACTGGATCCACCCGGACGTATTCGACGTAGTGCAGCCGCCCGACCCGAACGGTCTGGCGGTCATCTACGCGGGCCACGGGCTCGCGATCGTCGACATGCAGGCGGGCGTGTTGCAGCGGATCTCGTCGCCGTCGAAGTACGGGGCGATCCCGTGGACGCTCGACAGCCGCCTGTTCCGCACCAGCCGGGTCGACCTGATCCAGCCCGACCTCCGTCGCGGCCTCGACGGTGCTCTCATCCGCGGCATACGTCTCACCCGTGTCCCGTTCGGGTGGGAGTTCGGCGATCCGCACGACTTCCGCGCCGTCGACTTCAAGACGCGCGACAACATCACCCCGTACCGGGGCGTAGCGAAGCACCTAGCGATTGATCCGCAGGGGAAACGCTCGCCGATCGGAAATCCCGAGCCCG